GTAAATTTGCTCGTTGTCCAAGCAAGCCAGCCGCCGATCTTCTGCACGAGGCCTTTGCCTGTACGATCTTGGATAAAGCGAACAAGCTGCGATTGCGAGAAACCCGCCTGATTAAGGGCGGGAGTTTCGTTTGTATCAATTCCGGGGATAAGCTGCATTGTTGCATGCGGCATGGCTTATCCTCGCGTCGGCGTGGCAACAGGGGATGGCGAATATGATGTCCAGCCATCCGCTTGGAACTTCTTGCGGGATTCTTCGACAATCGCGCCCTTTAGGAGAAGCTGATATTGGTTCTCGTAAGACTGCGCCATCTGCGGATCATCTGATTCGCGACCGAAATTGCGTTGGTAGGCCGACAGGTAGATCATCGAAGCCATAAGCAACAGGTCCGGCAGGTTCTGGCTGATAAACGTATAGGTCGTGTCCGCCGATCCAGAAACAGCATAATTGTAGAGCGTAGGCTGACGGGTCGTGCCAGTTACGTTAAACGTGTAGTTGGTGTCGGTCCAAGGGCCAAAAATCACGTTCTGCTGGGCTTGGCCGCCAGTAGCTAGGTCACCACCGAACATTGCGAAATATTGCGGCGCACCTGCGCCAGCCGCCGTGCCGTAGACGTTTTGCAAAAAGCTCTTGGAAACAGGCGTAAGCGTCGATACCGCGCCAGTGCTGTTGTTGGTGGCCGTGATGGTCTGCAACGTGACAAAGTCAACCGTTGGATTAATCGGCAATTGATTCGTGCCGGATGCCACCGAGAATGATTGCTGGTTCTGGGTCGCCAGAAAATCGACATCGCGGCTGATTCGCAGCTCGGCGTAGTTGAGCATCTGCGAGATGATGTTCTGGAAGTTAACATCCGACGAGGTAACAAGGCTATTTGGCGACGTGCCCGTTGTGACAAGCGTCTGCTGCAAGATCGCCATCGTCGCGATCTGGGTCACATATGCGTTGTAGGATAGAGCTGTCGTCGTCGTGGTCATTTCTATTACCCAGCCATGTTAAATGCCGTGTTTTCGACTTCCGAAACACGCCGCGACCAGCCTTTACCGAAATTAGCATAGGTTGACAGACTTTGCAAAAAGGCTAATCGGGCTTCGCATACTTTTGTCGCAATCTCACGAGGGTTTGACGTTTCAAGAGCGCGAAGCGTGGCGGGTCCGATTTGTCCGTCTGGATTGGTATTGAGTACCGACTGAAGGGCTTTTGCGGCGCGGGACGGCCCCGAATTGATGGCAAAATCAAAGACGGCATAATCCACACCCGCAGGAAGATCGTCTCCCTTTATCGTATCCCAATACTTGGCTTTGTACAGGGGCATGACGTCGTTGGGCGTTAGTGCCTTGATATCGTCCTTGGTTACCGAATGTCCAATATACTGTTCCCAAACTGCTTTAGTGCATCCTAAGTTGGTCGCACCGCCGGGGTCCGCAGGGTTATCGACATATCCGCCCTCATTTTTAAGCACGAGGTAAAAGCATTGCTCGAAGTTGTTTTTCATTTGGTCCCGCAGAACTTCTTCCACTTGTCGTCATGGGCAAGAATTTCGCTTGCCGTCGTGTCCGTTAGCTTGTCAGCCTTGTGGACATAAATAGGCTTTACCCAGTTGCAGGACATATCGAGAATCTTGGTTTCTGGCTTGGGCATGCATGCGGCAAGAGGCAACATGGCAAGCAACAATAAACGTTTCATGGTTGGCTCCACTGCTTTTGAAGGGTGTCTTGTGGGGTATTATCTTTTGCCACAGACTGGTCTACAGCCTCAGCAACAGCGTCAACCTTTTGTGCATGCTCGATGGCGATCGTTTCCTCACGAGCCTGCTCGGTCGCAGCGCCGAGGTCTTTTTCATGGTTAGCCCAAATGGCGTAGCCGATGATCAAGGCGACGACGATCGCGATCCGCTGTACCCAAGGGTTAAGAAGCAGAAGAAACATTGCTTGGCTCCGTCTTAGACTTTAATGCTAGGCCGCCGCCCCCACCTGCAAGGATGGCGCTTGCGCCGATAGCCCAATTTTGAGGGTCAAAGTTTCCGTGTTGCACGGCGTGGTAAGCACTAACTGCACAATAAACAATCGACATTTTGGCCCATAGAATGCGGCCAATATCCCAAGTTGCGTTGTCCACTCCTGTGAACATGTGTTTTAAAGCCTGAAGCATTTTATTTCACCGTGATCATGAGGAAAATACCGATTGCACCGATACCCAATATTAGAAAACCGACTATGCTGCTAACCATAACCAAATCCCTGCGGTTTTCTTCCTGTTCTTTAAGCGCCGCAGCAGCCTGCCTAGCCGCATCCTTCCGCATCTCGATGATCTGCCGTTGGATGCCTTCCCATGCTGCTTTTCCGTATTGACCAACAAACAAGTTTTTGACTTCAAGCTGCATATCGAGGGCTTTGGCTTTGACGGCATACACCTTTACCGCCTCGGCTTCAAACTCGGCCTGCGATTGGAATAGTTTTTTCTTGCGCGGCGTGGATGCAATTGTAACGATTTGGCCTATTTTGCCAAAAAGATTGCTCACTTTTTCGGCAGTCTCCATCATATCCTGACCAGCATCGACGGCGGACTTGATAGAGTTGTAAATTGCAGTCGCGCCAGCGATAAGGGTAAATGGGTCCATTAGTCAATTCATCCTGTCAAAATCAAGCTGCCACATAGTAAGTTATGACAATTAAACCCTGCGCTCCACTTCCTGCGCTTGCGGGACTTCCGCCAGCGTATGCGCCGCCGCCGCCGCCACCATACGCACCACCATTGCCGCCGTTTGTTTGGTTAGTCCTTGGACCGCCACCCGTTCCGCAACCATGAGTTGCATTAAACTCAGTTCCAGAATTGCCGTTTGCGCCATATCCCGAAGGAGCCGTAACGGTTCCCCCGTCAGCATTACTTCCTGAACCACTTCCGTTAGGGCCAGCCGCGCCGCCGCCGTTCCCCGAAGCACCACCGCTATAAGTTACGTCACCAATACCAGATGCCGCCGATCCACCCGACCCGCTTCCTCCCCCTTGATAGTTGCCATATCCAAAGCCGCCACCTTTGGCTGCTACTAAGGAGGCTGCATAGGTCGAAGCGCCAAACCAAGTGTCGCCACCTGCCGTGCCATTATTGGATGACCCTGATGTTCCTGCTGGGCCAGATCCGCCAGCGCCTATTTGGTAACTATATGAATTGCCAATAGTAAAATTAAGGTTCCCAATTCTCGAATAAGCACCGCCGCCGCCACCGCCTGCAACGTTGTTATTAGAATCGGCAGAACCACCGCCACCGCCTGCGCCAATAGTTTCAACTGTCGCATTGCTATTGTTCCAATCCGACGGAACAACCCATGTTAAAAGACTGTTGGGGGTAGTTAAAAATATCTGCTTCATTACTGCTGAAGTGATTCCAGCAGCCCCAAATCCATTTGCAGATGCCGCTCCAGCGGTAATAATCGTTGGCATTATCCGTACTTCGACTTCGTTGCAAATACAGTATAAGTTGCAGATGCAGTTTTAAAAATTGTGTAAGTATAAACGTCAATAGCGCCGTTATTTCCACTTGTTGGAGCGATAGCCCCCGCCCATTTAGGGGTTACGGTACTGCCATCAATTTGGAACACGGTATTATAAAGACCCGAAAAAGTCGCTGTCTGAGTGCCTGATTGTGTACCAGAAGTAACAATTGCACTGCCGCCAACCGTTGCCGAGATATTAAATGTTGTTCCAGATGCATTGATGACATAGTAAGTTACACCCGCTGTGATGCCAGTAGGCAACGCACCAGATGTTGTGAATACAACGGGTGTTCCGTTTGCAGGAAGTGTTGTAGGAACCGTAATAACAGCAGGAGAAGCAATCGAAATTGTCACCGATTGCGATGCAACATTCTGATTTGTAACAAGGAATGCAAAAGTCAAGGATTGCCCAACGCCCAGCAAGCTGTTCAACGTGGTAAGCGAGTTGCCGCGAACGTTGAGCGTCCAGTCACCCGTGGCTGCGGTCGTGTAATACAATACCGACTGGGTCAGCACGTCATAGTTAATCGTACCCGTTGCCGCCGTGGCCGCTACTGTGGCCGTTTCGGCAATATTGGGCAGATTTAGAGAAAGCTTGTTATTGCTAGTAATATTAAGAGCATCAGCGAACTGGGACGAAAACGTGGCCGTCTGCACACCGCTTTGCGTACCAGACGTATTAATCGCTGTACCACCGATCGTGGTCGCAACGTTGAACGTCAACGCCGTAGGGTTGATCACATAATAGGTCGTGCCAGCCGTAAGACCCGTTGGCAGTGCACCGCTAGTCGTAAACACCACGGGGGTGTTAACAACTGGTACAACAGAGGCTGAAACCTGCGCTGGGGATGCAATGGTGATTGTAACCGTCTGTGCGGCAGGCAAGCCAATGGTTTCGGTGCCCGTGACTGTCACGTTGCCGAAGGTTGGGTTTGTCAGAGAATTGGTGACGTTGTTGTCGGCATAAAGAACGTTTGTGCCGTTGCTGTAGACATAGGCCGAAGTACCCTGCGCGATCGTGACGCCCGTGCCCGTGGCCGTTTGGAACGTCAAGGTAAACGAGCCAGTGGTGGCGTTGTTAATGATCCACGAGCCGCCCGTTGTCCCTGACCCCAATGTCGTGGGGATCGTAATCGTGGCGTTAGACGTCAGCGTTCCCGTCACAGCCAATTGTTGTGCGGTCCACCAATAGACGCCGCTTACAGCCGCTGTGCTGGTTGTCAGCGCAGTCGTGCCGCCCGTCGTGCTGATTGGAAACGACGAACCAAAAACCTGATCCATCGTTGTAAAATTGAAGTTGAGGGGCGTATTCCAGCCCGTATCACCCGATGCAGGTTCTTGGAAAAGCTTGTTAGGGGTAAGGGTATTGGTCATTTGTCCACCTTGCTGTCGAGCTTATCAAAAATTTTGCCGAGCATGTTCTCGATGCGCGTCAAGTGGTTCGTCAGTTCATCTTTGCGGACATACTCTTGAGCTATCCGCATCTCAAGATCATGGTTTCGCATTTCAAGTCGGCTAACCTTATCGGCATTTTCTTTAAAAAAATAACCTAAAGAAGCCAGTAAAGCTGTCCCGCCAACGTTAATGATGGTTTGCATATCCATGATTAGCCCCAAGGGTTAGGAAGGACAACTGGGGTATAATAGTTGTTTGCGATCTGCGCCGCTACATCTTCTTCCGTGGCCGTTACTTGGGCAGCGCCAAGGGTTTCCTGTACCCAGCTAATGACCTGTGCTTGGGTCAATTGCGAATAGGGGGTATATGGCGCAGCCGGGTCGAGCTTAACGCCCGTGGAGCCGACGATTGCGCCAGTGTAGGTGCCATCCGTACCATTGCAGGCCCAATTAACCGTGCAGACAACGTCCGTGTAACCTTCGGCTTGTGGGTAAGAAGCCATGCTGTTGACGACCCATGTGTAAGTGTTTGCCATTATCGAGCCCTGCTGGAGTTGAGGTAATTTATAGCATTCATAAGAACGCTGGTGTCATCTTTTAGCATACCTATACCACGGTTGCATGCATCACATAATAGTCCGCGAACCTTCCCTGTGGTATGGCAATGGTCTATTGAAAGACGTTTTTTCCGAGTATCAAATTGCGGCTTTGTTTTACAAATAGCGCAAACGCCGCCTTGATTTTCAAGCATTTCATTATATTTTTCGGGGGTTATGCCGTATTTTACGCGCATAAATCCCTCGTTATAATACTTTTTAGTTTTGCTTAATCCATGTTTCCAATTAGGATGATCTTTGCCTTTTCTTTTTTGGAGGCAGCCACAAGATTTTGACCTTCCACAAGTTAAGTTACCAATTCTGGTTTCAGAAGTTTTACCGCAGTCACAAACACATTCCCATATATGCTGACCCGCTGGCGTAAATTTTCCCGTCCGTTTTATAGCGGTTAACATTCCAAATCTTTGCCCTGATAAATCAATTGCTGCTGGCATTATCTGGCCCTTGCGCTCTGAAAAGGCGACTCTGCAAACGCCGCATATATGTATGTTCCACCAGAAGCATTAACAACCGTAGCAGAACGGCATTTAAAGCCATTAGAAAGACCATCAATAGACGTAGCCGATGTTTCTGCACCAGATGTATCTGCAAGCAATGTAGCCGCTTCTACGTTGTATGTGTCTCTTGACGTATCCCAAATATACCAATCACTTGTACTATCTGTGCGTTTAATTAATACATAACGAGGACGAAATCCTGTGTACACAAACGGTCCATCCGTACTGCCATTACCCGTGTACGATCCAAATGCACTGTAGCCAGCTACTGCGGCCCAGCAGTAAGCGACAAAAGTTGAACCAGAATTGTTTACGCCACCATCAACACCAACTGAAAACACACTTGATGTCGGTGATGTGCTATTCCAATAAGTGCTACTGGTATATGTAGAAGCTGTTGTATCTAATAATAAAGCACCCGTATTACCAAGACTAATGTGATAAACTGTCCAATGGCTTCCCGCTAAACTGCGGCTTTTTGTAATAACCATAGATGGCGCAACACCAAGTCCATGTCCAACGGTCGCATTTGCACCCGTACCCGTATAAGTCACCACAGAGAACCCTGCGGTCGTGTTAGCCGACACGGTGGACGTGATGCTGCCATTGGTGTTGGAGACGCCTGTGCCGCCACCTTTCCATTGCCAACCGACGTAGGTGGCGGTGCTGGTGTTTAATTTGGCTTCAGCGCCAATCGTAAACCCAGTTGAGCCAAATGCAGTTAGACCTGTAGCTTGCGTTGTTTCCGCAGCAGTGCTGTCAGATATAAGTTCTAAAGTTGTGCCTCTGACAACATCAAATAGCGCATGATCTGTAGCAGCAGACCGCGATTTCATCCACACAAGATCCGGCTGAAATGTCGTGCCGATAGTCGTGTTGGTGCCGTTATTGATAGTTAAAGACGCGCCTGTACCCGTATAGGTCGTAGCCGCCATATACTGCGCCCCGTTTGCAATGACTGGGCTAGGTAAATTATAGGTGTTCAGTGCATTGAAGCCCGTTGGCGGGGTGTAGGTGAATGGCTGTTGGCCGAAGTTTAAAGACACACTTACGCCGCCATAACCGGAAACAGATGGTAAATAATTTCCCGATGGAATTACTGTGAATGCCGTCCCTTGCGAAGTATTGTTTTTATAAAAAGTAAGCGTTCCAGTGCCAGCATCAAATGCTACGCCAATAACATCGCCCGTTGTGTAAGTTGCACCATACGCAGTAAATGTTGCGTTATTTATTTTATTCCCCGTGGCGGAATAATAACCATAACTATTAGAAAATACTCCAACAAAACAGTTTGTTGTGCCAGTAATATTAGCTGAAGTTGAAACAATACCAATCACAGCATTATTGCCAATGGAATTTATGGTTGCTTCAAAATAATATTTACCAGAAGACATTGCAATTGTCCCGGCAATCATATTGTTACTTGGAGATGCAGAACTTGAAAAAGTTAAATTTCCATTTGATGTTGAAACTCCAGAATATACCGGATTATTTGAATCAATAGGCGACATCACAGCATAATTTGCCACCGACGCAGACGTAACCGTAGGGCTATCCGTCATGCTGTCGTAGGTCGTACCCGCCGTCAGGGAGATGTTGTTCGTCGTCCAGTTATTGCCATTGCCAGACGTGTCATAGCCAAGCGTGGTCGTGGATGTCGTATTGCCAAATGTCAGATGAAAACCATTGGTGCCATACGTGCCGCTGAAGTTGATTGGTTGCCACACGCCATTGGTGTCATAGGTGCCGAATGATGATGCAGGAAGGGCTTGGCCGTCGATGAAGTTTACTTCGGCAAGGTAGCCGTCGTAATACCTAGATTTTGTCCCAGCGGCGGCAAAAGCTCCAAGGTAATGAGCAGTATTATTGTCTACCTGCGTGGCATAATTTTGAGCTGGGTATGTTGCCGTACTAAATGCGGTAACTTGAGAACCATTTACATATAGTTTTAAACGGTTTGCTGCCGTTGCCTGAGTGGTATCCACAGCAAGTACAACGTGATACCACGCGCTAGGATCGCGAAAAACCTGCGTCGTCGTCAAATTAATGTTTACGGTGCCTGAAAGCTGATCGATAATCTTAATGCAATCAGCATTGGTATCGTCAAACCTAAGCTCAAAACCAGTGGTTGCGCCGCCGTCCGCGACAAATAAATCCTGAACTGTCGCGCCTAAAATACCGCGCTTGACCCAACCACTCCAAGTCCAAGTTTTTTGATTGGTTGTGGTTGCTGGCGTCCTATTCAAATACGCACTTGCAGACGAGCGAAAGCGCAATGAGTTCGCTACCTTGAACCCGCCGCCGCCTAGCCCTGCCAAGATGGAAACCGTCGTCATTACGTCAGACCTTGCCCAGTGATAACGAACGTGTTCGAGCCAGTGCATAGTACCGTAGCAACACCGTTGGCCGCAAGCGATCTGTTGCCGGTCGTTGTGGAGCCAGCCAAGGTCATGGTGACAGACGCGCCCTGCGTGATGGTCTGCACCGATGAAGATTGGTTGTAGATCACGATATTCTGGCCAGCCGTGAAGATTGAGGCGGGAACCGTGACGCCGCCGGTCGTGATGCTGATGTATTTGCCGTTGTCGGTCGCCACAAGCGTGTAGGCCGTCGTTTGGCTATTCTGGATAATGGTGCGGACGTTACCGATGGAATCGGAAATTGTGCTCGATGCCGTGATTGTACCCGCCGCGCCGACCGATGTTGTGCCTACACCCAGAGCGCCAGCCATGTAGTTGTTGGCCGTGCCACCCATATATAGGTTCCAGCGGTTCGTTGCCGCCGCGAGGTTACCGTAGAAGCCATAGGCATTGGTGACAGTAGCAGCACCAGCCGTACCAAGAGTGCTTTCCGCCCAAAAACCAGTTTGGTTGGTAATAATTGAACCAGCGCCGCCCGACCCCGGAGAAGCATAAAAATGATTAACGGTACCTGTTGTGAATGATGCAGCAACGCTTGAGATATTAGAAACGTAAGAATAAGCGTTTGCAGTCACACCTGACTGGATGACACCGCTATTTAAGTGAGCATATGCCGTTGTAGCGCCAGTAATCAGGGCGTTAGTAAGCAGATTGACACCAGTTGACGTGCCAGATGAGCCAATCGACCAGTTGCCAGACGTGTCAATATTGCCGCGCTGTACTTGACTGCCAGTCCTGAAAATAATGCTATCAGTCGTGCCAACGCCAGAGGTTGACTGTATCGTAATGCTGGATGATGCAGCCGCACCACCAATATACAATGGCGTTGTTAATGACGTTGTAATTGTAGGCGAGGCAGACCAAGCAGGAGCAACGCCAACGCCGCCAGAAACCAACACAGAACCAGTAGCCACGTCAGCCAAACGCGACAGCGCCGTTATGGTCGAAGCGTAAAGAAGGTCGCCTACTGCATAGGTTGATTGGCCCGTTCCGCCGTTGGCCGCGATAAGCGTTCCGGCTACCGTGACAGCACCCGTGGTTGCCGTGCTAGGTGTTAAGCCTGTTGATCCAAATGTAATTGACGTTACAGCGGCACTTGATGGCAAGCTGCCCCAGCTTGGCGCAGCGCCAGTGGTAGCTACAAGAATTTGGCCGGTGGTGCCTACTGCTGTAATACCCATAGCAGTCGTAGATGCACCGTAAACGACGCCATATTGCGTAAGTGCTGTAGATTGCCCTGTACCGCCAGACGTAACAGCCAATGCTGTACCAAGGGAGAACACGCCAGCCGAAGATATCGTCGCCGCATCAGTCGCGCCGCTGTTAACCACAAAGTGGATCGCGTTAGATGTCGTCGTGCCAATGGCAAGGTCAGCAGACGTGGCATCGAGGTATACGGTATTGGCAGCGTTAAACGCGCCCGTACCGGAGAACCCCGAAGAGTTCATACCAAACTCGCCGAAGTAGGTGTTTGCCGTGCCGAGATTATTTGAGACGATGATATTCGTCGAAGCAGAGGCACCAGCGTTGGTATTTTGAACGATGATTTGGTTGTAAGAGTTAACGGATGTTGTAAACGAGCCAAGGATGTTGCTGTCAGAATAGCCCAACGTGCCGTAAGTATAAGCACCTTGGCTTAATGATCCAGTAATTGCGCCATTGGCGATAAAGAAGCCAGATGTTGTTGTGCCGCTGATGGTTGGCGACGACGAGTAAGATGGAGCCACGCCAACGCCACCAGAAATCAACACCGATCCCGTAGCTACATCAGCAAGTTTGGAGAGAGCCGTGGAGGTTGACGCATAGAGCAGATCGCCGATGGTATAGGCGCTGAGGCCCGTACCGCCGCTTACAGCATTCAAGGTTCCCGCAACCGTAATGACACCGGCCTGAGCCGTCGAAGGCGTAAGGCCCGTGGTGCCAAACGAGATAGAATCAACACCCGCCGTGACGGGGATCGTTGGTTGCCACGATGGTGCAGAGCCAGCGGAGCCGACGAGGACATAGTTTGTACCGGCTGGAGGCGCAATTGAGCCAATCGCTGCCGTACCATTGCCGTACAGCAAGCCCCACTGGGTCAGGGTCGTGTCGCCGGTGCCGCCAATCGAGACGGGGAACGGCAACGTGCTGGAGCCCTTTGACAGGCCAGCGATCTGCCCCGTGGTAATCTGCACCGAAGTGCCCGATTGAACGCCCAGAAGCGGCTCTGTGCCGTTAAGGCCAGTTACCGTGGGTAGATTGGTTAAGGTAATATTCGCCATTCTAAACCCCGGTGAGTGGTATTTGGTTGTAATTGTATGGCAAGCCAACCAAGGCCGTTACCATCAACGTGGTGCCCTGAAGCAACCCACCTGCGGGTATAGCATTGTTGACCTGATATGTGAAGGCCGTGGCAGTCGTAACCGTGACGCTATAAATGCCATCTGCATTGTTGTTTGTCAGGCCTTCGACTGCGATTTGGTCGTTGATGCTAAGGCCATGTGCCGATGAAAACGTCACCGTGATCGTGCTGGTGCCGGTCTGCGACGTCACGGACAGCGGAGATAGCACCACACGGTAGTACGATTGGTTGAGCAATGGCATGACGGCATTCTGGTCGAGGCCGGTTGGCTTGCCTACAACTTGAGTTGTGACGTTCTGGCCGTCTTGCGTGACGATATCCGTCGTCGATGGGACAGGAATGCCAGTCCAGAAGTCAGTTACGGTTGGGGCATTAATTGCGATGCTGTCTGTTTCCGCCGCTGCGTAATCTTGAACGCGTGGGTTCTCGATTGGCACCGGATCGGCAGGAAGAATAATCGACCTTAATTGGGCTTGAGGAGTGTCCAAGCACGGGTTACACACCAGAATGCGCTTGTTGATAAGGCCAGCGCCAGCATAGTCAAACTGCCATTGCAGTTGATGATGATTGTAAATAAAACCACACCGGTCGCATTGAGCTGCCGCCCTCGGATTGCGAGAGCTTATTGATGCACGGCCTAATTGAGAAGCATACCCCATTATGCGGTCCTAACGTATTCAAACTTGTGTCCACCCGCGCTTATTCTACTAATCCGAAAGCAAAAATTTTAACATCAATACCAAATCCTTGTTCAAACATTTTCTTTTGAATGGATTTGTGATGATTGTTTCGGGTGTTCATTATATAAGCTCGATTACCTTTGCCTTTACCAACGTAAAAGCAAGTATTTGTATCAAGACGCCAATGCTCGTAAACATAAAATAAACCGGTCACCGAAAATACCCCTGAATTTGAGGGCTTATGTACTGCTGCGCCGTTTCCACGTTCTGCTCGGCGGCAACGGAATAGGCTTCATCAGCCAGCGGCTTCAGCAATTGCACCTTTGCGGCATTCCAGATGATGGCGAGGCGCAGGGCCAGATTATAGGCAAACGCTTCCAGCCAGAGGTACGGAATTTCGACCGTCTGCCCACCGGTATAGGCGGCGTCTTGGATTTGGCGGACGCGGTAATATTTCAGCGTCTGCGATGACGTGCCATCCGGCACCGGCCACAGCGTCACCTGCGGTGCAATAAGGCGATCCATCCAGAACACGGTAGGAAAGCCCACCTGCTGCTTATTGGGATAGGACGCGTACTCGGTGCGCGAGACCGGCAGGATGATGCGGTCGATGGGCTGCGACCCATTCGTGGTGTTTTCCACGTAGGCATCGAGCATCACGACGGTGTTTGGGTCAATCGAGTACGTGGCCGCTGGCGTCGAGGTCGAGATCGTGCCGCCGGTGGAAGTTCCAACAACCGAGGATGAAAAGGACACCGAACCGTTGGAACTCGCCGTAACCGTCTGCAAACCGTCTACAATGCCGGTGCCTGCCACGGTGATCTGTGTACCTATTGTGTATACAGGGGTGCTGGGCGTGGCATAGGTCAGCGTGGCCGTTGAGCCATTACCGGTTGCCGTCAAGACTGTCGGGGTCTGGTTGAAGTTTACCGTCACGAGATCGACAGCCCACAGATTAACGCCACGATTGGCCCAGTTGGCCAACAATAGGTTTGTGGACATCCGTGCGGCTTCCATGTGCTCTTGGGCAATTGCCGTGTTGCGCACTTCGCAGAGGTTGTACGCATAAAGTACAATCTCGCCGAGCGACGGATTAAAGGCGTAGGTGCCGCTCGTGGCCATTAGAGAGTTCCGTCATTCGCAACCAAGATACCTTCAGCAGCAAAGCCAGCAGCGTAAGCCGTACCCGTTGCTGACATCTGCCACTGAATATCCGTCTTCTGGACGTAGGCGTTTGGATACCAACGCTCACTGACAAAGTTAGCAACGAATGGACGCTGAGTGACCAAGGCATTTACGCCAGCCGAATTGACCGTCCAAGTGCGGTAAGTGCCATACGATCCAGAGGTGTAGACCATGTTCGTCCAGCCTTGGGAACGCTTCAAATAGAACGTGTTACCCGCTGGAACCGTATAAATGGCAGACTGTGTACGGCCAATGCCAATGTTGATCTGAGCATAAGTGATGGTTTTGCCAGTATCTTGGAGTTTAATTGTTCCGACATTGGATGAACCAGCCGAGGGAACTGCCGTGACCGCCATGCTATTGATGCGGAAATAACTATTGGTCGTGTTCACGCCCGTATAGTTACCAGCCGTGAAGGCAATCGTCTCAGAAATTTGGTTGTAGTTAGCATCAAGACCGTTGATTAATACCGAAACACCCGCATCCGATGCCGATGAGCTGAGAAGCGTCATTGTAATCGCAGATGCAGGATACGTGTAGGTCGTTGCATTTTCCCAAACTGGGATAAAACCAGATGTAGGGATTGCGGCCTGATAGCCAAAAATGCTGACGGTCGAGTGAAGGCTGATCTGACCGCGAGAAACTTGAAGCTCGAACGGCTCATACGCGCCAACGCGAGTGATGGACTGGTTAACAGCGCCCGTTGATGTAAAGGTGGTCATGATTATTTGCCTTTTTTACGCGCAACTGCCACATTATCGACAGCGTTAGGATATGGCCGACCTGCGGCCCTTGCACTAGCCTTAGCACTTTGCTCTTGCTTGTGCGACAAATGCTTTGTGTGATGGCCCTTGGGAAGCTGTTTGTCCCAAAATGGTTTATCAGACATCAGCAGCCCCACTTACGAAGTGATTTGTTGATCCTGCTATCAGGATCTGCGGCAGCAGCAGCGCCGGTGAGCTTGCGCTTCATCCCCGTCATGCGGCTGCAAAAATTCTCGTGACGCGGATTATCTGCGTCTTTAGTCGGGGCTTTTAAGTGATGACCTTCTGCACGGGCCGATGCCCTGCCTCGCTCATTGAGGCCGCCGGAGGGTGATTTACCTTCAGAACGTGTCCATGCTGCGGTCATATGAGGCTCCCTATAGAGAAAAGGGGGGCCGAAGCCCCCCTCGACTTTTTACTTGCCGTGCTCTTCTGGCTCATACGAATGGTGACCCTTAGGCTCCATGCCGTGGTGAGCAGACGACAGTGGGTTCATGTTAGAACCTGAAGCGCGGCCACCCGACTTGCGGGGTGCGCGATCCATACGGTGTTCAGCCTTGTGGCCTTCGTGGTGACCGACGTGGTGCTTGTGCTTGGCCTTGTGGACCTTGCCGCCGTGCTTACGCTTGTCGGCTTCCTTGACGACGTTAGAATTGCCGCCTTCATAGACGTCATGTGGAGCTTCGTCAGAAGCCCAATGACCTTCCATAGGCGATTCTACCT